CTCAAGCTTCAGACTCTGTGGTCTTCTCAGACTCTGCGAGTCCAACAGCTACTTTAGAAGCTCAAGCTTCAGACTCTGTGGCCTTTTCAGACTCCGCAAGTCCAACAGCTACTTTAGAAGCTCAAGCTTCAGACTCTGTGGCCTTTTCAGACTCTGCGAGTCCAACAGCTACTTTAGAAGCTCAAGCTTCAGACTCTGTGGCCTTTTCAGACTCTGCAAGTCCAACAGCTACTTTAGAAGCTCAAGCTTCAGACTCTGTGGTCTTCTCAGACTCTGCGAGTCCAACAGCTACTTTAGAAGCTCAAGCTTCAGACTCTGTGGCCTTTTCAGACTCCGCAAGTCCAACAGCTACTTTAGAAGTTCAAGCTTCAGACTCAGTGGTCTTCTCAGACTCCGCAAGTCCAACAGCCTTCGCTGATATAGCTTCTTCAGACTCTGTGTCTTTCTCAGATTCAGCATCTCTACAAGCTACTGCTAATCTGTCGGCTACAGACTCCGCTTCCTTTTCTATCTCAGCCAATCTTAGCTCAAATCAGACAGTGGCTGTTTTCGACTCAGTAGTATTTTCTAGCATAGCTAATCTTATAGCAGATGCTGATCTATCAATAGCTGACTCGGTAATTTTCTCAGACTCAGCCAATATAGAAGGTATCTACGAATTAGCTTCAGCTGATTCTTTAATTTTCTCTGATAGTACTACTCTGATTGGTATAGCAGAAATTCAAGGTGTAGATACTCTAACATTCGCTGATTCAGCTACTTTATCTACTCTTACTTCTCTGAGTTTAACTGATTCTCTAGTATTCTCTGACTCGGCTAATATAATAGCTACAGCTGATCTATCAATTACTGATTCTGCGGTTTTTGTTTCAATAGGAACCTTATCAGCTGGTGGAACACTAACTAGTTCGGATTCGGCCCAATTTACTGATTCAGCAACTTTAACTGCTACTATAGAAGTTGTAGCTACAGATAGCGTTATATTTACACTATCTAATCCAGCTCTGGTGTCAGATGCTCTAATTGTATCCGATCAGGTAGTATTTACAGACCTGGCCCAAGCTACAGGCACCTGGGATGCTGTAGCTTCAGACTCGGTGTTGTTTGTAGGGAGTGCCACCTTATCAACTATTAAACAGCCGACAAGTTATGGCACTAGAACGGTGGGAGTATATAACACAACTACAGAAGCAGATACTGTTATAGTGAATGTAATCGAAGAAGTCTCAATTATTAGAAGGCTTATTTAAAAATATCGCCCCAGTTTCCTGTAGTACTGGCTTTGGCGTACTCAGTAGAGCGCCCTTCAAAAAAGTTCGTATGCTCTACTGCGTTAACCATGTAATCAATCCACTCTAATGGATTAGCCCCAGAATTGAATATTTTTTTCATTCCTAGTCCATTAAGTCTTTTATCTGCTATATACCTAATATATTCTTTCACTTCCTCAGGTGTTAGGTTCGGTATTGTACAATTAGAAAACGCTGTATCAATAAAAGCGTTTTCTAACTCAACTACTCTCTCAGCAGCACAGTAGATTTCATACTTTAACTCGTCATTCCAAATTTCAGGGTTTTCTCTGACATACGTTTTAAAGAGTTTTGACATACTTTCTACATGTAGACTTTCATCTCTTATAGACCAAGTAATGATTTGCCCCGCATTCTTCAACAGATTGTGTCTAGGGAAATTAAGTAGTATAGCAAAACTACTAAATAACTGAACTCCTTCTGTGAAGCCACTGTATACTGCGACCGTCTTAGCTATATCCTTCTTACTACTCATATTAAAATTAGTCAGGTACTCATGCTTATCTGACATAGACTGTATTTCTAAAAACATCTGATACTCGGATTCATCGTATTCTAACGTATCTATAATTAGAGCATACGCGTGTTGATGAACTGCTTCCATATTGGCGAAAGAAGCTAACATCATCCTTATTTCTGGGGGCTGAAAAGTAGGTAAATAATGCTTAGCATAACCACAACAAACATCTGTGTCACTCTGCACAAAAAATCTAAATATTTGAGTCAACAACCTCTTTTCGTCAGCACTTAATTTATCCCTAAAGTCTTTTAGGTCATCAGCCAAAGGTACTTCTAGGGGGCTCCAGTGCATTTGGTTTTGTAGTTCATATGCTTGAAAAGCCCATTCATAGTCAAAGGGCTTGTAATAACTTCTTTCTTTAGTTAGCATTTTTATAATTCTCCCATTCTTCCGGCATTTTGCTTCCTTTTATAGAGTTTTCTGTAGAGGTTAAGATTTGCCAGTTTTTATACCAATGTAGTCCTCCATTGGTTAAAGGTACTATATGATCTATATGGTATTTTTGTTCTGTTATTTGTTCTAATTCTCTGCACTGTTCAATCATTTCTTTATAAATAAAATCATCTAGCTCCCCATACCACCCAGGCACTGCTCTCTTCTCTCTAGCCCTCCTTTTGGCATTTCTTAGCCTCGCTAAGTCTTTATTATCTTTAGCCCATTTAGAGCTTCTTCTGATATCGCACGTTTTACAAGTGAATTGTATATTAGATGACTTATTATTTTTATTAGACCCAAAACTTTGTAAATCTTTTATTTTTGAACAGTCTGGGCAGTATTTTAGTCCAACCTCTTCTAAGACGAAAGTTTTCCACTTAGTGCTAGTTGATTTTTTATTAGTTATATCTAACTTATCTCTAAAGACTGATAACATAACACTTCGATTACATTTTAACGCTACATGAATATTTTTTGCTTCCTCTGATAATATAGCTTCCAGGGCCTTATAAAAGGTGATCTTCTTTCTAGGAAAAATATAACTATTTGGGTTTAAGTGCCTATCCCGTAGAAATTTTATTATAATTCTTTCGCTAGTTAACATTTACTCATTTACTCCTGCTGAATAGTTTATGTGGTAGTACATCTCAAAAGGGTCATCCTCTTCGTAATTACCAAACCTTTCTTTATATATTTCTCTTAAATTACTTTCTTCTGGATTTCGTATGTATGTTTCAAGCTGTTTTACGTATATGTAAACAGCTTGATCTACTTCATATTGTTTATATATTCCAGAAGGCGTTAGTACACTTACATAATACTTACTCATTACTAGCCCTCACAACTTAAGCAGGAGTCTTCTTCAAAATCGAATATATACTCTCGCAGTTTCTCATCAGATATAACCTCAGCTCTCTTAATCGCCTCACTTCGGAGGTAATATAACGTCTTAACTCCTTTCTTCCATGCCCTAAGATGAACGTTATGTAGTTCCTGCTTACTTACTGTAGGCGGAAAAAATAGATTTAAAGACTGAGATTGACATATATACTCTTGTCTATCCGCGGCAAAATCTATTAACCACTTCTGGTCTATTTCCGACGCGGTTTTAAAAACATCTTTCGTGTATTCATCTAAGAAATCAAGATGCTGAACGCTTCCATCATTAGTTATAATAGACTTCCATACTTCTGGGGTATCCATATCTAACTCTTGTAGAATATGCTCAAGATACTCGTTTTTAAGAAGCTCAGACCCTGTCTTACTTTTTTGCACAAAAGCACAACTACGATAAGGCTCAATAGAAGGAGAAGTATTACCACAAATGATACTACTGCTAGCATTAGGCGCAACAGCCAAGAGATGGGCATTACGAACAGTACCAGTAGAATCATCGGGGCAAGGGCCTCTTTCTTGCGCAAGGTCTCTAGTAGCTTTTTCTGCCTCTGCTTTGATATGAGAAAATATGCGCCGGTTAAGACCTTGTGCCATAGCACTCTCAAATGGTATGTGGTGTCTTTGAAGATAGGCATGAAATCCTAGTGTCCCCAATCCAATGCTGCGTTCTCTCATAGCACTGTACTTAGCTTTATATAAAGACTCTGGAGCATTCTGAATAAAATATTCTAGAACATTATCTAACATTCTTACTAAATCTGGAATAAACTGCTCATTATCCTTCCAAGAATCAAACTCTTCCAGATTGACACTCGACAGGCAACAAACAGCCGTTCTATCCTCATTAGTAGGCAAGGTAATTTCAGAGCATAGGTTAGACTGATGTACTTTTAGGCCCAGATCTTTTTGAAACTGAGGAAGAGCATCATTTACTGTGTCACCAAACATTAAGTAGGGCTCTCCAGTTTCCATACGATTCTGAATTAGCTTAACCCATAGTGTTTTAGCAGGAACAGTTTTTACTACTTTCTTAGAATTAGGGTCTATTAAGTCCCAGCTATCATCAAATCCTGGCTGAAGGGTGGCTTTCTCTATAAGTTCCATAAACTTATCAGATATGACTACTCCATGATGAAGATTAGTTGATTTTCTATTAATGTCCCCGCCAGTAGGCTTACGAATATCTAAGAATTCTTCTATCTCTGGGTGACTAATATCTAGATATGCTGCATAACTTCCTCTACGAGTAATCCCTTGGGAGAATGCTAGCATTTCTGCGTCTACTACTTTTAGAAACGGAATAACTCCAGTAGACTCACTCCCATGGCTTGTTTTAGCCCCTACTGGACGTAATTCACCCCAGTAACCTCCTACTCCACCACCGACTGAGGAGAGCCAGGCATTTTCTGTATAATGGTCTGTAATACCACCACGACTATCAGGAACGTAATTAAGGTAGCAAGAGATGGGAAGGCCTCTTGATGTACCACCATTAGACAAAATAGGAGTACTAAACATAAACCATAAATTACTAACGTAGTCATACAGTCTTTGAGCATGTGCTTCATCGTCTGCAAAGAAAGAAGCTGCTCTAGCGAAAGCGTCTTGAGGGGAGCTTTCTCCCTCTACCATATATCTATCCTCTAAGGTTTTTATACCAAAGGTAGATAATAGTCTATCCCTATTATAATTAATTTTCAATTAAATACTCCATCAAATTCTTTCTAAAATCAGAAAGATTGTCTTCGCCTATAGCCTCTTCACAGTGGTTTTCTAGGTCCATTAAACTAAAATTTATCATCAATTGTTCGCAGTTTTCATTAAGAGACTGAATATACTTATATTTGCTCTCTATTGGGCAAGAGGAATAAATATCAAATACAGTGCCGTATGTCTCTATTAGCTGTTTTGCTTTTACTGGGCCAATGCCAGCAATACCAGGAATATTATCTCCTGAGTCCCCAATTAAACACTTATATGATATGTAGTGCTCTCTATCTACATCGTAATGTTCATCCCAATTATGAATAGTTGTTTCTTTTCTAGTTACATACGAGAATCTAGAGCAAGTACTATCTACTAACAGGTCCCAGTCTCTATCGCTCGATACCATCCATATATTATAATTAGAAAAAGTTTTAGCGATATAAGCAGCTAAGTCATCCGCTTCCACGTTCTTATATCTACTGACTAGAAATTTATCTTTTAGGGACTCTAATGTGGTTTCATACTCTGAAAAGAAAAGTTCAAACTCTAACTTTTCTTTTTCTGTCTGATCTTTGAACTTTTCTTTTCTGTTTTCTTTGTATTCAGGATAGAGTTCTTTTCTATAGCTTGAGCTACCCCAGTCAGCTGTTATAACCACTTTTCCACAATCATAAGACTTAGCTAAGGACTCTACTGTACGAATATAATCGTACTCAAAATCTAACTTTCCCATATGTTTCCAGCGAAAAGCCAGATTAAGGGCGTCCACCACCAGTATATTACCAGGGTTTTTATCTTTAGACTCTTCCTCTATCATAGAACTTAAACTAGTCATTTAAAAATCTCACTTTTTCTTGTTTTAGCCAGTCTTCAGCTAGCATTATGTAACAGTCCAACCAGTTTATATACATATATTGGTCTAGCTTTTCCGGTTGTATAGAAGAGCCAGCGTATATTTTAGACCTACTATACTTAAATAACAATAGAGGCTTTTGCCCTTGCTGCTCTGATTGTTCACATAGCTTATCCCACCACTTTAACAAATAGTTAGACTTATTTGTAAAAATTTTATCAGTAAGTGGGGATTCTAAATAGTTTTTGCACTCTATACAGAATATATTTTTTCTATTTGGGACATATAAGTCTCCTTTTAAATAAGAGAGAGCCCCTGAATTGGGAACTCTCTCAAAGGGCAGCCCTGTGTGTTTTCGTAATAAATCTCTCATTACATATTCACCTCTGGCCCCTTTTGCTCTGGAATCTACCATTAACCTAAATCCAATCTACTAATGTTTCCAGATTTAGTAATTTCTATTTTAGAAAGTAACGGATGGCTCCAGCCGTGCGATACTAAGTAAGTATTTAGATCTTCCTCAAGTAATACCTCCACTAGCTTCTCTCTTCCTACATCGTCCAAAACATTTATTACCTCGTCAAGGAATAATACATTAATCTTTGAGTGAGATATACTACTCATTAGTTTTCTTATAGCTAATAAGGTAGAAGTATTAACTCTGGCTAGCTCTCCGCTGGAAAGAGCTAGAATATCTACTTCTACTTCATTATCTGTTATTTGTATATTCAGCTTATCATTTGTCACAACAAAAGCTAGTGTAAAACGCCCGCCGGACATTTCTGCTAAATATTCGTTTGTAAGACTTTCTAGCTCTTTCACTAGATTTTCTATCTTATACGCGATTAGGCCGTTTGTGGAGAACGACTTTTTAAGGATTTCCAGATTAGAGTTTATAGCTTTTTCAGTCTCTAACTTTATATTAGCTTCTATAACTTTATCCGTCATCTCTTCGGTTTGTTCTTTAATTACCTCTATTCTTGCATTATTACTAAGAACTTTAGAGTTATATGTCTCAGTATCTTTGATATCAGCTTTAATAGATTTTATTGTTGCAGTTAAGGCTTCAATTTCAATTTGAAGGTCACTTTCATTTTTTATTTCGGACGGAAGATTATTATCAATAGACCTATATAAATCTTCCCATTCTTTAATTGTTTCCTTAACTTTAACTACTTTCAAGTTATGTTCTGTTTTAGCTTTCAGCTCTTCAGTATGCTTTACTAGACTTTTCTCTTTCTCTTCTTTTCTAGAAGTTTCCTGCCTAATTAGAGAATCTCTAAATTCAGGGGATATGTCTTGCTCGCATGAATGACATTTATCTTCTAGTCTATTCATCTTCTGAATAAGATCAGCACTAGCTTTTATATCAGCTTTTAAGCCTCCAATAATTCCTTGAATCGTATGAACCTCTACAGGATCTGAAAACTCTCTGTTTCTTAAAGACGTTATATTTATTTGGCTCAACCGCTCTTTATGTCTATTATTCGCAGAAATTTTTGAATTTATTTCATGGATATTTTTAAGCTCAGCCTGTAAAGAACGTAAAGTATTCTCTTCTTCTATCGGGCTATTTGGTACAATTTTTGGGGTCTGTACGTCACTATTGTTAAGTTTATTATTTTTAAGCCACGATTCCAAAGTATCAATTTCAGCTTGTATCTTTAATAGCTTATCCGAGCTTTCTTTGCTAAGAGTTTTAAATACCTCAAATAACTCTACATATGCGTCTAAATTCAATAGCTCTATTAGGAACTTCTTTCTATTAGTATCTGTAGCAGTTAAAAATTGTAAGCTAGAGTTAGTATTTTGGTATACAATCTGAGAGAATGTCTTAAATTCTATTCCAATAAGCTCTTGAATCTGCTTATACGTATTTGTAGCAGTATGACTAGAAATATCTTCTCCATTTTGTAGTAATACTACTTTAGAAGAGGCACCCTTTCTACGTACATCTATTGTGTAAGATTCACCATTCTTATCAAACTCAAGACTAATATTATACTCATTTCCTATATTTCTATTAGGAATATCAGCCTTCTTTACTCCCTTTGAGTTCTTATTATATAGTACTTCTTCCAATATTAGAGGAATTGAAGACTTGCCCACTCCATTAGTACCCAGTACTTGAGTCAGCGTATTTGAAGTCAGGTCAAGCTCGTTTCCACTTCCATAAGAGAAACAATTATCCCATCTCAATGTTTTTAGTACTATCACTAAAGGTTCCTATTATGTTGTTGACTTTTTCTTCCGGCAGCTCTAAAATGAAAGTTAGATATTCTGAGAGTTCTTCTACTATCGTCATATCTTTTCCTAGCATCAATGTTGCTTCAGTACTACGTTTAATTACCTTTTTATCTAATAGATCAGAGTTTTGTACTTTAGACAGATCCTCTAAATCCCCTTCTATTTCATATATAATATGATCGTAAATACCAGGAACCATTTCTTCACTAGAGGTTACAGTTTTTCGTATTAACTGAGGTAGCTTTAATTCCTCCCAGTACCACTCCCAATCATCTCTAATTACTATAACCCCAGTTTGTACTTTACTTCTATGAAAGCTAGTAGTCATAGGACTTCCAGGATAGACTATATTGCCCTGACAATTATCATGCGAATGTAAGTCTCCTGCAAATACTACTGGAAAGCGTTCAAATCTAGATAGATCAACTTCTGGAGTTACGTGTGGAGGTATAGCTCCACGTACGTGTGTAAAGACTGGTAAACTTGTATTTAATTCTTCAATAGAGCCCTTTACGTGCAGATGAGAGTAGGGAAGAATAGAGAATCTCATTCCATTATCTTCCATCTCTACAGGTTCTGTAATGATGGTCACGTTATTATTACATATACGAGTAGCTTCCACTAAATGAGTAAAGAAAGTTTTATTCTTTCTTGTAGCCTCATGGTTGCCTGAGTATATTAAAGTAGGAATACTACATTTAGATATAAACTCAAAATAAAGCTCTAATTCTTCCATAGTGGGAATTCTATCAAATAAGTCTCCACCGATTATATGTAGATTAACGTCTTTTTCTAGGCGGGCAATTTGATCAAAGAAGCCCCTATATCTGGCAATCGCCCATTCCTTTGGAATATTCTTCTGCCCTAATTTTAAGTGAATATCAGCACTAAATAATATGCTCATTAACTATATTCCGTATCATTAATTGTTTTTATTCTCATCCCATAAATCTCAAAATTCTCTGGGTCTTCGTCATAAGGTAAATCCTGCCCTGCATCCTTAGCTCTTTTCATAAAACTATCCCATTCACTTCTGTAGATAATAAAGGGACCTTCTGGTAGTCTTCCAAACTCCTCTATAAAGTCTCTTCTAGCCTGTCTAACTCTAGTGATTAAAACGTCACTATACATAATGTATATGTACAGGCTTTTCCAATTTTCTCATATTAAGTATCATATTAGAAGTACCGTTGCTCTTGCCGTCCCAGACAGCTATTAGAGAGTCGGCATATTCCGCCATCTCTTGGTTTCTTACTGGCCCAGCAACTTTACCATACTTGCTCCAGTTAGCGGGAAATGACTTTATAGGAATTTCGTTTTTCATAGCATACTCTTCTCCAAAAGTATCAACTCCATTAGCCTTACCACTTACTATTTCTGAAATAGTAAAAGTAGAGGAAGCAATAGCTTCCTCTACATCAGAATAGCTAATCCCTTTTCTGGAACCGGCTATTATCACTATCATGAAATGTCGAATTCCTTACCGATAGTAGGGTCCACATTCTCTTCCTTTGAAGAAGAAAACATTTTGTCTAGGAACTCTTTTTGAGCATCTGCTGTTGGTCTAGGAAGAAGCTCATCTATAGGAGTCATTTCAGCTACAGCTGCTTTTTCTTCATCCGTAAGAGGTCTTTTACCATTCTGACACTTTAATGCTTGAACGGTATATTCCACATTATATACTTGTGGGCCTGTCTTTTCACGTTTAAAATGCACGTCCCCGATTACTTCTCAGTAGTCGACAGACTATATCTTATCAAAATTTCTGATTTTCTACTCATAGAGTAGGGGTTATAACAGAACATCTTAGCAAAAGATTCAACAGTACTCTTTTTCTTAGAACTAATTCTGGCTTTCCCTTCTCTTCTGTAGATATTCCAACCTAAAAAAGAATTAACTTGGTCTAAAAAGCTATATTGGTTAATATGTAACTCTATTTCTACTTGAACAGTGTTTCTACCAGCTACTTTGGAAACTGAACCGTCGCCATTAAATAACCCTGTAACAAAGTAACCCATAAATTCCTGACTATTTTTTATCCATTCTGGTATAGTATAGCAACTATAGGTTTTATTTGGAATTAAGTTAGTAGTTTTTTTAACTTTTTCTAAGTATCTATGGTCTTTAGCTGTAAAAGTGTAAAAAAGTCTTCCATCAGGCTTATTTATAATATTTAAGTTAGACCCAAAATAGTCACAACAGAACTGTATTAGTTCTATATCTTTAGATACTGCGCTTATAGCCCCTTCTTTAGATATATTACCATCTGCCACTAAATACCCTATTATATAAGCTGTTTGCTTTGTAGGCTGTAATAACTTTTCAAAAGTTGCTTTTCTATGAGCTTCTTTTAAATTTATATTGCCGTTAGTTACCAAACGCATTTGTATATTTTTAGGTATATACTTTCTAACTGTTTGTGGAGCTTTTCCTATAGAAGCACAAGCTTTAACAAACCCTACTCCTTTGTTAGCCAAACTTTCTAACTCTTGAATTTCTTTTATAGTTAAAGGTTTAGAATTAGTCTTATATCCAACTAAGTTAAAATATTTCTTTCTAGCCTTTATTGTAGTAATACTACACTCAAAATAATTGGCTAATTGTTCGTTTGTATAACCAGAGTCCAATAGAGATATTAGTTCTTCTTTAGTAATATTTTTCAATTTTGATTTTCCCGTTTCGAGCTTTTTTAGCCCTACTCTTTTCAGATAGTCGTTGAACCTTGCCCATATATAATAACTTAGGGCCTTGGCTGCTGATTGTCTAATCCTAATATTTTCTTGCATTCGCGCTTACCTTTTCAAGTTACGCTGTAGCTATTAGGCTCTAAAGATATTCCAGCAATTAGAGAAATTTATACTGGGCAGGACTTATGCTGCATACCCAGTTTCAGGATCTGTCGGGTCTCCTAAACCCTCCTTAGAAAGATTGATAATTTGCTGGAGCAATTTCTTCTTAAGATTGATAATCTTAACTTCTCCAGTTTCTAGGTCGATACCTTGCATTACGTATGCCCAAGAACATTTTAGATCAGGAAAGAAATCTCTTACCCAATCTTTCTCTATGTTAGTAAATGCTTCTTTGTTTCTATCAAAGGATAGGCACTCTACAGGAATGTTCTTGTCATTTTCGCCCTGAATCCAGTAAATGTATCGTGGGACGATGTCTCCTACTAAACGAAGGACATTGTCCCCCATTTTGTATTGATATTGATTTAAAGATGATTTCTGAGCTTCGCCAGATGCTTGGTTAAATGCTACCATTTAGTTTTTCTCCGTTGGTCCTTCTAGCAAGAAGTGAATTTGATTTCCTTCAATACGTAGAAGTCTATTGTTGTCAAGTGCGTCTTTATCAATGGGGGATTTGATTAAGTCTAGGGTTATTTTTCCGGTTGCTTTATACTCTGCGTAATTTCTACGACTTGCGAGCCCCACATATTCGGCAACCTCTTTATAGCCATATTCCTTTGCGCTCAAAGTAAATATAGCTTCCGGGTTGACTAGAAAGTTTTCACCACTCCAGTCAATTCCATACCAATTATATACAACATCCTGTATATTATTGGGTATTCTGTGGTATGTTACATAGTGTAAAATATGCAAAATGGTTTTAGCGTTTCCATTTGCTTTTCTATATATTTTTTTCCATGAAAACAGAACCATAATTATACTATAGAAAATGTACTAAGTCAAGTATTATTTTTTTTATGCTATTGGAAATACTGAACCTTATAGCCCTGGCCAATATAGTGAATCAGTCTGTTCTTAGCCTGAGCTTTTGCTACATTTCCAAGTAAGTTTATATCCACTACTACAGGACTCAATTTGCCTTCTTTCAGTCTAACAATTCTTCCTATAAGCTGAGTTAACAAAGGTTCATTATTTATAGGAGTAGCTAGAATCAGACAGCTTAGTGCATTTACAGATACGCCCTCTGAGAATATAGACTGAGACCCAAAGAGAATTTGCTTCTCTTTCATGATTTCATCCATGTTCTCTCTTATTGCACCATCTGTCTGCCCATGAATATCTACACATATGTCCTCTCCAATTAGCCGAGTACAATAGCGTATAAACTCTACTCTGTCTGACACAACTAGTACTTTATGTCCCTTGGCCGCGTATGTAGTAGCTAAAGTAGATATTAGCTCTCTATAGTCGTGGTTGCGTGTCAACTCATTAATCTTTAGTGCCCAGGGCATTCTATGGCCATCAGGCAAAGCTATTCTAGTCTTTATTATATGAACTGAGGCTTTCATCTTATTTTCAGATGGTGGCTGATACAGTTCACTTCCGAAGTAATCCTGGAATAAAACGTGCTTTCCGTCTTTTCTTTTTATTGTTCCTGATAAGCCTAATTTATGAGTAGCATAGCTCGCATCAATAATTCTTGAGAAAGTTGCACTAGGAACGTGGTGCATCTCATCCATTATTAGGGTTCCAAACTCTTTGGATATTTTAGGTATATTTCTGTAAAGAGTTTGTGTGTTCCCAACACATATCGGCGCATCAAGATCTACTTTACCTGCGCTTATAATACCAGGAGATATGCCTAGAGTTTTTTCTATTTCTTTCACCCACATATTCAGTAGGCTTTTATTATGAACTACTATTAGGGCTTTCTTTCCGAATTTAGTAGCTATAGCTATTCCTGAGAATGTCTTACCCCAGCTCACATCAGCATTGATAATCCCACCAGCTCTAATTTGATTGTATATTGCTTGTTGACTTTCTCTTAGAGTAAATTTAAACTCAGGAAACTCTACTGGAGCAAGTACACGGTTATCAATTATTTCGTAGTCATCTGGTATTAAGTCAAGTCTTCCAGAGGGGATAGATATAAGACCATCCTTTACTCTTGACATATTCTTAATAATCATAGGAGGATCATGAGGAATTCTAGAAGGTATACTATATGTTAATTCTTGATCAATCTCTCTAGTTAGAAAGAAATCAGCATTCATATAGATTCTATTGCTAATTACAGCTTTGTTCATAATGTTGAGTACTTAGTTACCAAATATTCTTTTACTAAATCACTTCTAACTATATCTTCTAAAGAGAACTCAACCAAATCGAAACTTGGCATCTTTCTTATTATCTTTAGAAAATCCTTTAATCCGCTCTGTTCTCTATATTTATTTAAGTCTGACTGTAAAAAGTCTCCACTAAATATTAGTCTGCAATTATCTCCTGCTCTAGTAATTATAGAGTCTAGCTCATGAAAGGTCATATTCTGGCACTCATCAATAACAACAACACAATCTGATAGTGTTAAAGCCCTTATATAAGAAGTAGTCATAAACTTGAGTACTCCTTTATCTTTTAGGCCTTGATAAGCGTCTCCTCTTTGAAAAAGTTCAGTGGCTATTTGACTATAAGCAACCTCATATACTTTAGACTTTTCTTGCTCTGTTCCAGGCAAAAACCCTATATCTCTAGTAGGTACTGCACTTCGTACCATAATAAGCTGCCGGTGTTCACCGTCACTTATAGACTGAAGTCCAAGATACATTGAGATAAAGGTTTTTCCAGTCCCTGCTGCTCCATGCAGCACTAAATTTTTATCGCTCTGAAAGGCTAGTTTCTGGGCCTCTGTTATAGGGCTAATAGGGTCTAAGCTAAAGTTAATTTTTTCGAAAGGTTTTTTGACTTTTTTGGTCATGTACAACTCATATCTTCTTTTTATGAGCAGACTTAAATGTCTCACTGTAATCATAAATTTTCCAAGGATAATCTTTTAAATACAGTATACCTACCCACCCATAATAAGCTTGTGGCGGTCTTGCTATTAAAAAAGGTTCATTTACTCCTTCCGCCCATAGGAGAGATGCTATTTCCTTTTTTTCTATCTTTCTAATCTTTTTGTATTTTACGTGACTAAACACGGTTTTTCGGTAATGAAAAACCTTTCCTCTGAAATCTATAAAGTTTAAATGGCCTGATTTTATTATATCAGCTATATCATATAAGGGCCGATTTAACCTTCTTAGTTTGTGAGGTGAATGGAGTCTACGTTTTCCTAGTGTATCATAGGGCTGATTATGGTCGTCTAATACTAAGCTGCCGTCCATAAGTAGCCCATCTTTATAAGATAAATAATCTGCGCTTATTCTATACACCGGAAAAGTAACATTAGTACTAAGCTGCTTGTAAGTTATACTCGGAACCATACTGCTTCTCAAACTTTCCGAAAGAGTAATCGTCCCCTACATCCATATCGCACCCAATTGGAGTACCTGGAATAGTAAGCCCTCTATCAGTTTGAATATTTCTTAATAGAATCTCTGTATATTCATCTACAAGATCTTCCCTAACTTCGGCTAGAATAGAGTCATGCACAAGAGCGAATATGTGAGCATCTAATTTCTTCTCTTTAATTTCATTATGAGCATCTATAGCTCCCATTAAGTTAATATCTGACGCTACAGATTGTACTAGGAAATTAAGTCCGGAACGAATTTCATGTGCTACTTGACCAGGATTTCCTTCCTTAACATTAGGAAGGCGACGCTTTCTGCCAAAGAATGAATATACAAATCCATTAGAGGCAATAAAGGCGTTATTAGCATCAATCCATTTCTTAAGCTTAGGAAACGCTTTGAAGTAATCATCAATTACCTCTTGGGCCTCTCTAATGGTCATACGACCACCGTCTTGCTTAACCTGTTCTGCAATCTTATGGGCACCAGCCCCATAAAGAATACCAAACGAGATAGCTTTAGCTGCCTGTCTGTAACCCGAATAGAGTTCTGCAACTTCTTCAATTTCACATTCTAGGTTGAACACTTTATGAGCAATTGTAGAGTGAAAATTACCTCCAGATCTGAAAACATCTTGTAAGTTTTCGTCTCCTGATAGTATAGCAGCATAATACATTTCAGCAGTTGTTAAGTCAACCGCTACTATTTTATATCCTTCTTTGGCTTTTATACACCCTTTAACAATTGGATCGTCTCTAGGTATTTGCTGCATATTAAGTTTACCACTAGAGGAAAGTCTTCCAGAGGTAGTAGTATGTAGATTGAAATTAGTGCGTAAATACCCATCTTTATCAAGCTGAGGTATAATCTTATCTAAGTAAGTATTTTTTATTTTACCCTGTTTGCGTACATTTAGAATAAGTTGGGGAATTTCATGCTCTTTTGCTAGAATTCCTAATACTTCCGCATCTGTAGAGTTCTGGCCTGTGCCAGTGGTTTTACCAGTTGGCTGTAGGCCTACATAATCGAATAGTAGGCTGCGTAACTGTTTTACGCTATTAGGGTTGAACTCGCCAGTTATCTCTATGAACCTCTTAACAGACTCATGGGCTTGCAACATATCATTAGCTTCTTGAATCTTGGAGGTCATACGATCTCTACTCCATTCAAGTCTCTCAATATCGAAAGGCACTCCCCAGTCTTGAGCATCTGTTAAAAACCGTACGGCTGGAATAAGTATCTTCTTATAGACACCATATAGGCGGTCATTTTTAACAAGATAAGAGTCAAAAAATTCATAAAGAATAAAAGTTACTGCGGCATCTAGAGCAGCGTAGTCTTTCATTATATCAAAAGGAATCCATTCCCATCGGAAATCATCTTTCTTAATACCATGCTCTTTTCTATACTGGTCCATCCAGTCATACATAGGTTTTTCATAGTCGCCATATTTAGTGTATTTTAGCGCCAAATCCTTAAGACCATGAGTACCAGGAGTTTCCTCAAGCATATAATGCATAAGCATGGTATCTTCGAATCTTGGAAAAGTAAAGTTGAAATGGTACTCTAGCATAGCTAGGTCGAATTTAGCATTATGAAATACTACTACTTTCTTATTGAATATTTCTTGAAACTTTTCTTCTATGCGTTCTGAGATACAGTCTGTATTTATATATGCACCTGTATCTGGGGCACCGGATATAGAAATTCCTATGATATACCCATCTCTAGGGTATAGTCCAGCCGTCTCAGTATCTAGACCAATATATGAATAAGGTTGAGCTAAAACGCCACATAGGTAGTTGTAGGCTTCTTCTTCGTCTTCTATTCCTACGAAGTCGTCCCCATCTGGCTTAAATACAGATTTGGAGCCGGTCACATAACCTATAATATTATCTCTAGACTGTTCCCAGGTGGCCTTTGCTTCCTGCTTAAAATGTATAATAGCTGGATTTATGACTGGAAGGATATTATCTCCTATCATACGCCCACTAAACTTTGTTATAGCAGTTTCTTTAGTAAAGTGCTTTAGTGGCTCACTTCCGACTAGAATTACCCAGTCATATTCGTTTAGGTCTATTTTTAGAGTAACATCCTTCTTAAGGACCTTTTTTAGGGTTTCATCCTGAGATAGGCTGAATTGCTCAAACTCAAAAGAATCTTGAAACAACTGTCTATAGTTGTTTCTACTAGGTTTGGTTTCTATTAGAGCTACTTTAGCTGTCATATAGTTGTCTCTTTAGTTTTGTTACTTCTACTTGTGATAATTTACCTGGGTCCATTCCCTCTGGCATTCTTACAGTTCTTGAGGGAATAGAGAGATCGTCTAGAACTTTCTTGATTTCCCTGGAGCCCTTCTCTCCAGCGTCATCTCCATCAAGCATGATATCGACCCCAGATATTCCTTGCATAGATAAATTAGTGGCTTTATCTGAGTTAAACGAGTTAACTCCAAAAATACAAATAGTATTAGTTAGCCCCTTATCGTGAAGGTTAATCATATCAAATATGCCTTCCACTAAAATAACCCTGCCCTGTAGTGGCATGACTTTTGGGAACAGAGGTAATTGCACATGGGGTGGGTAGTTATAATACTTTTTCTTTAAAGTTCCCGTCTCGTCTCTGCCTTGAAATACTACTATACGTCCTGTTATATCTCGTATAGGAAAAACTATTCTTCCTATAAATTCAGGTTGATGGGATCTAAAGGCTTCGAACTTCACATAAGTTTCAGGTTTGATATTTCTCCAATTTCCAACATAGGGAGTAGCACCTTCAGGTATTTCTTGGCCGATACTATTAGCTCTCACTTCCGCTATCTTCCGTCTTAGAGATTCTCTCTGAATAGATATTTTATCAAAAGCTTCATCATAGTAAGTAAAGATATTACCTTTAAAACCACACGATAAGCAATTAAATATACCTAGTACCCTATCAATTCTCATGCTAGGGTTATTATCATCATGTTCTGGGTTGAGGCATCTTATAACAAAATCACCTCCAGATTCTCTATAATCTACTTTCTTCTTATCCAAAAGTTCCTGAACTATCATAACTCTTGAACCTCTTCTCCTGTTGGCTCAGTTTCTCCAGGGACATATCCGTTGTCTGGGCCTATTTTAAGAGTAGCCCAGTCTATCTTAGATATAAAACCTACTTCTCCACCATTCCTCATCTTAGTGCATTTAAACTCTATTATACCGTCCTCTTTAGAGTGAGTATCCAGTGTGAATGCAGCGTCTGGAGCATCCAGAATTCCTTTAGCAAATCTTGCCTCTCCAGAGGCATCTATTTGGTAAGGAGATACCATTATGACTCCATAGTTTTGAGCCATTTGCTTTAAAGCCTTACTAACTTCTATCTGCTCCGACCAATCGTATTGACCAATCTTTGCAGCTCTACCATGTCTCTCTACCTGATTTATATAATCCACTACCACTATCTTTGGCTGTAGAATTTTCACTTTCTTATCTAGCTCAGTTCTTATCTTACTAAGAGACAGAGAGGCATCATGAACAACGTCTATTTGGGTCTCTCTTAGAGGTTTTATATTTAGAGATGCGTGAAGTTCTTCAAAGTTTCTATGTCTTAGATACTCCTGATAGTCTTTCTCCCCCTCTTCAAATCTAGAAGACCACCAAGTGGCTACTCTTTCCCACTCGGATATAGATAAGTTTTTATGCATGATAGCAGTACTAGGCACTCCAGTAGCAATTGAGCATACTCTCTGCAAAATACTTCTAGAGTTCATTTCAATAGTAAAATATATAGTAGAATCTCCTTTAGAAAAAGATCTCTCTACTATATTAGCGCAGGTTACAGACTTACCATGACCCCGCTTACCACCTATTAGTATTAAATCTCCTGGTCCAAAAGTAGTCTCTAAATCGTACTCTGAGTTTAGACCAAGAGGTACACTACGCTCTAGCATCTCTTCTGGCTCGAATAAAGAGATTTTCTGCATATTTTCTTCTTCTGGAATTAGATCAATCTTATCCTCTAATTCTAAAACTATATCCTGAATAGCTTCTACTATCTCTTCGGCAGTACTCATTGCAACAGAAGTCTCTAAAAACTTCTCAATCAGATTCATACTCTCTGACTGGGCATACTCATTTTTTAGATACTCTAATAGCTGAGAACAAGCTATATCTACTTCTTCAGAAACCTCTATAGCATATAATTTCTCTCTTAGTCTTGCGTCTCTAATAGAGAGTTTCAAGTCCTCAAAAGTTGGAAGAGTTCCGTATAGAGTAGAGTGTTTCTCTATTAAATCATGTACCTTGTGATATTCTTTAGGAAGATAATGACGATGAAAAGCACCCCAGGTGTCACCATCCGAGTCTTTCAGTATCTTCCTAATTAATACACTGGCAAGGTTCAATCAAGTATTCTCTTTGTAAAAGGCAGCTTCTAACAAGCAAGAAAAAGAGAGCGGAAGAAAATCTCCCGCTCTCAAAAGGCTATTTATAAAAAATTAGCCTGCTGCTTTTTCTTTCTTAGCCGCACCATCGTAGTCAGAGGCAGTCAGACCACGACGAGTAAGCATCGTTTTAACTCCGCGAGGGCTTTTCTCAATAGCTTCTGCAATCTCTGTTACAGTCATTTTGCTAATGTCACCCAGTTCTTCAAGAGCATCAACTTTAGAAGATGCTTTGCGGTCACGTTGCTTAGGAATACTAGTAATTTGCTCTGCTTTCAGTAAAGAAAGAGCTTTACCGCGTGCGCGTGCTACTTCTACACCAAGATCTTCTGCGATTTCTTCGATGAAGGAACCACCATTAGCCAGTTCGATGAAACGTGCTTCTTGTGCATCCGTGAAAGTCTTAGCAGACTCAGGACGAGGAGCAGGACGAACGTGTTGGTACAGTTGCATAGACAGGATTTTACCCTGAATTTCTTTTGCTTTGAAAGCTCCGCCTTCAAAAACGTCTGCAATATCTGCATAAGTAAACTTACCAGAGTTATCTTCTACAAGAGTACGCAGAAGTCCTTCTTGAGCTTCTGAGAATTTAGAAGGCTCTGCTGTTACAGGAGCTACTTCAAATTCCATTTTTCGGAGTTTAGATGCGATAGAACGAGAAGAAGTTTCAAGCAACTCTGCTGCTCCTTCTACTGTTGCACGTGATACAGGAGACTCATCTCCTACATAGTTTACAAGTGTTTCTGTTCGTTCTTCGGTCCATTTAGGGGTAGTCATATATTTATTATCCTATTAGTTCATTAATGTTTGTGGTTATCACGATTCCAGTTTCTCTAGCCTTCTTAGTCTTACTGGATTCGACTTGGCTTTCATTTACTAAGTGAGTAGTATCTTTAGTTACAGTAGACTTTACGGTATACCCTGCTGCTTCTAATGCTTTAGTGGCTTCTGCTTTGGTCTTGTAAGAAGTTAATCTTCCAGAAATACACACCACACCTAGCGATTTAGTAGGCTCTCTTACTTCTTCAGACTTGAAGGAGAAAGGTAGCGCATCTTTTATTAAAGGAAACTCACCATAAAACCAGTTTAACAAGTTAGATGTTACTGTTGGCCCTAGTCCCGCAGCAATACAAGCCTCTTCGCTCAACTCGTCTAGTGATGAAATTATAGAGCACAGCTTTTTAGAAGCTGTATTACCTACTAATGGAATACCAAATGCTGGCAAAACCTGATTTAGACTAGCATTCTTAGATCTCTCTATCTCTGCTGCTATCTTTTCAGCAAGTTTAGTACTGCCAAGAAGGTATTCCATCTCATCTATGCGCTGATTATATAATTCTTCAACTGAGTTAATTTGAAGTTTTTTAATTGAAGCAGGCCCTAATCCTTTAATTTTAAGAGTTTTACAAAAGTGCTCTACAGTTTTATGCTGTTGAGCTGTACAAGTCTTGTTTCTACAAAATAGTTGGTAATTATGAATCACCAACTCAGCATTACACGCTGGACAGTTTGTAGGAATCTCAATTTTTGCCATTTATAATATTTCTCAAATGTGACGTATATTATATGTAAAATCAGCTGCGAAGTCAAGTATTATTTTTTCTTTGATGGTACAGCTGAAATAATTTCATCTTTCAGTTCGAAGCACTCAGTGTGCCCTCCGAACGTAATAGAAGGAGTGTACTTATATTCTTTAAAATGTTCATGAAGCAGTTGTTCTAGCTTCCAAACTTCATATAATGTGTCAATATAAGTTTTTTGAATTCGTATATCGTAGCCTTTAAATCCACCGCTACGCTTGATAACATTCTTAAAAGAAGTACCCTTTGCTATACCTATCTTCAGGCACTCTCGTTGCATAGTTTTTCTATTTACTAACACCACACAATACAAAATACCAGGCTCTTCTTTTTCTTCTGGGTTGTTTTTAAAGTAGGTGGCGTTATAAATACCCTTCAATCTTTATCCTTGAAGTAATCTGCTATATCTACTACTTTACCAGTGAACTCAGATTTTCTTTCTTTAGTTAGGTTATTAGAGTATTCTTGAAGCTTCTCTAAAGCTATTCCCCACCCAACTAGCATCTTCTCTCTAGTGGTCGGCTCTAGTTTCCAGAAAGCTTGATCTATAATTATACTAGATACATAACCTTGCCCATCTTCTGTAGGATAGAGTCCTACAGTACCAAAATCAACTGTCTTCATTATTTAATATTTCTATTTCTGGAGTCCGGCTTTTTTCCTGCCTGTACTGGGCCTCTAATTGACCAAGGGCGTGTGAGTATCTTTTTACTATTCTTCTTAAAGTCTCTCTGCAATGCTCATCAGAAAGCTCTGATACAGTAACCTTTCCTGTAAATAATGATAATTCGTCGATCACTCTACTCTTCTCACTACTCTAGGTATTATTTCTCCAGATCGTATAACTTCTACTTGGCACCCAAGCTCTAGGTTTAGCTCCTCAATATATTTAATATTGTGAAGAGTCGCTCTACTAACCTTAGCTCCGTCTATGTCTATAGGAGTTAGAATAGCTACTGGACTAACAATGCCAGATCTTCCTACTTGCCACTCTACGCTCTCCAGTGTAGTTATTACTCCTGCTTTACGAGTTTTTAGGGCAAATGCACCTCTTGGGTGTTTGTTAGTGTACCCGAGAGACTCGAAAGTTTCATTATCATCTACCCTGAATACTACTCCATCTTTAGGAAACTCTGACCAATCACTTTGAAGAACGGTATTAAACCCCATAGCAACTAGACTATTAATATCTTCTGCCCAGGAGGGGTATGCTTTAGGAAATATGTCATACGCAATAAAAGTTAAATCTCTTTCAATAAATTCTTTTGAGTCTTTTAGACCTAACGCACCTGCGGCATAATTTCTTGAATTTTTTATCGTGATCGGCGCAACTATCTCTCCAACTATCTGTACTACAGGTTCATGGTCCCTTACTTTTATATACTTTGGGACTCCCTCTAAGCTAGAGATATTCTCTGTAATATCCTTTCCTCGTACCCCGTCCCCTCTAGTTAGAGCAAGGGACAAGTTACCATAAATATATATGATAGCTATAGCAGCACCATCTAGCTTGGGAGAGCCAATAGTAGGTTCGGGGAGTTTTATAGGCGGGTCACCGTAATACATCTTTTGTAAAGAGTATAGTTGGAAAGGCAGGGCTATAGACCCAGGTTCTTGAACTGAACCTACTCGTGAGTAATTAAACTCTTCGGCTATAGCATCAAAGGATTCATCCGACATAATGGGAGATCCTTCATAATATTTCTTACTAGCGTGGTCTAGTAGTTCTTTCATCTAGTATATACGTTATTTATTAGTTCGCCAAAATACAGCTCTATTATTTCTTTAGACTCGGCCAAAGATAATATTTCTGCTGTCCCTTCAAACAGAGATTTAGAGTTATCTAGGTCTAACGGCATAGATATACCTTCAGAGGAAGGCTTCCATACTTCGTCAAAGTCCAGATAGTACTTTCGTAGATGTAAATACTCTACGCCTCTAAACTCATTAATAGTAAGTCTTACTTGTATATTTTTTTCTGTATCGTAATGTATGATACGAGAGTAGATCTCAAGAGAGCTATCCATTCTACTCTCCGTTTCTGAGAATCTTACTCAGCGGTACCACCGACTTTACAGTCTCTGCTTTCATTAGGCGATAAGAATCACAGTCCCAACAAAACATTAAAAGAGAGCCATCATCTTCTGAAGCCCTATTCTTTTTAGACTGTATGTGTTCGTTATCAAAGTCTAATGTGCAGACATTATACTTTAGCTTTTTTGAGTTGACGCTTCTGTAGGTTATTACCGCGTCACCGTACTCAAGTAATTTTTCTTTTAATTCTTCTTTCTTCATCCATTTCCCTTTGCTGGGTAGTAAAACTTATTTTACTGAGCAGCAATTTAACGAATGAGAAAATGGGGGCTGTTCGCCCCCTGACTATTAAGAATTTACTTTATTTAGTACTTCCGTAAAATAAACAGCAGCTTTACCTGTTAATTTAGAGATAATCTCTTCATCAACATCAGCCCCTGCATCTGTGATAGCTGCAATCAGAGCTTCCTGAGAAGCAGCTTTACTCACTCTGGTACCCCCAGTACTGGAACCACCGCCAGCAGCTGGCTTACTATTGGGAGTAACACGCACGTATACTCCAGCTTTAGTTAAGATTGATCTAACACCATTAGGCGATTGATCCATGTCCTCTGCGATTTGCTTTACAATTTCAGCAGAAGTCTCAGGCGTAGGCTCTGCAGCCTCGTATGCGTCTACTGCTTTTTGTTTATCTTCATCAGTCCAAGGCACTCGTTTTCTCCGGTTTGTGTTAATTCGCCCAGGACATTGTCCTGTAGCTTCTAGTTGTTGTGTATAAAATCTATATGACATTTTATTATAGGATATTATAGTGTAAAATAGTTACGAAGTCAATAATTATTTTTCAATTACTATCTGTCAATAGCTCAATAATTGCCTCTTTATAAGCTTCTGGAAATATAAATACCCCTAAAACCATGATAGGAGCAGCTATTGCATCAATTAGAAATAATGCTGCCCAAAATAGTGGGCCTTTATAAGTCTCATTACTTCCTCTATACTTTAGTATAACTGGGGCTTGTACTCTAGTTATACACACAATAGCAGTAGCTATACAGAATATGAGGTAGTATATCATAGGTTAGCCACGTTCACCCCAAACTTAGCTAAGTGTTCTAGCTTTCCTAAGTCATAAGAGGGGCAAAAGGCATAAAATCCTCCGGCATTAGAAGACATATAGTAATTAGTATCATCTTTCAAATTTACTTGCTCTTTTACCCATATTCTGTAGCAATTAGTATTATAAAGGCCATTATACTTTTCTGGTAATTGCTTTACTACTTCGCAAGCCTTATGATATATTGAAGACCAGGCTATTTCTCCTGGGGAGAACTCCTCTGCTACACAAGCGTCTGGTAATAGCTCATTCTCATGCCTATCAGAGCCGCTGACTCGTAAAGGTACTCCCACATTTTCTATAACGTTCTTTACAAATCCTACTGATCTAAAGATTTTTCTGGAGATTTCCATAACTGAATCGCCTTCTAAGTAATTTTCAACTATGAAAGCTATCTCAGAATTATCCGCAGGCTTTCCACGCTTTTCCTTTCTGCGCTTCTCTCTATACTCCTTATCTTCTATATGCTTTTCTATAATAGAATTCAGTCTAGTAGTATTATACGCTATTCTTAGTATAGAACAGGCTTCCTTTTTGGTAATAGGCTTTTCTGCATTTAGAAGCTCTATCACCTTATCTATATTAGCGTCGGTGAGATTCTCCGACTCTTTTTTCCTAATACGTTTAGCCATTCTTTTCTTGTTCCCACAGAGCCATGATAGTGTAATGAGCAATTTTTAGGAGATCTTTTCTATTTTTACCGTTTTTCTTTCCGTATCTTTTGGCATACTTAATAATATTACCAACAAAGAAACCCTCTCCGTGTCCCCAATCGGAAATTACTTCTCCAGCTTCTAGCTCTCCATCTGCATAGTGTTCACCATATGTGCTATTAATGTACTTTTTAAGCTCCATAAGAATATCATCTTCTTCATACTTATATTCTATAGAATTAAGCAAAGATCTTTCAGTACTTTTAATTTCCTCTGGCGACCTAACCCAACTGTTGAAACCAAGTTGGTCGTTCTCTATATTTGTATTGTGCAAGCGCGGCTTTTTCTCCAATGTAATAATTCCTATATGCTGTTACTGGATCTTCGTTTTTATATTTGTCTGGCATAGCCTGGGCGAACTCAGTGAGGCCAATGTCTGCCATATTTTGTATATCTGGCAATTTATTAATATGCCCTATAGACTTATGTATTTTATTATATCTATAGGTATATTCTTCGCCCAGGCTTTGAGCGTACTCAAATAGCCAATAATGGTTCTCTATAGAATTCCTAGCCCAGATTGTACAAGGATGATTGAACATTGCAGGTAGATATGGGATAGGTCTATCGGCAGGTTCGAGAGAGCGATATTCTTCAGTAAAATTTCGTAAAGTTTCGATTTCATATTTATCTAGTTTTCCGGTTTGTCCAAGGGCTTGATCTATCCAAGTATTTGTGCAAAGCATTTGAGCAGCCTCAAGAGGCATCTTAACTACATGCTTATCTACATGATATTGAGCACAAGTGGGAATATCCAAGTCGAGTATAAAAATATTCAGCTTTATTCTCCAATATTTTCAATATTATACTATGGCTCAGAAGGAAAGTCAAAATATTTTTTACAGTAATTGCAAGGATAACCTTTTCGTATTATCTCTTTCTCGTTAGAGACTGGACAACCATGAGTTGAAAAATCTCCATATTCATACGGAATATTGTCCCACCTAAAGTAGTCATTGGTCACATAATCATGAAACCAGCCATCATAGTAGTCTGTGTAAGGCAAGAATAACTTCCTCCGTAGTAATATTACCCAAAGCTTCTTTGCAATGGGGGCAAGACTTCAATGAGCCGCATGAATATGCGGCTTTATATAAATTAATATGTCCCTCATATCCAGTTATCCCAGGACTTATATACCCACTAAATATAACTACTGCTGGTATGTTTAATGCAGCTGATATATGATGCATTCCACCCTCCATAGTTACCATAGCCTTGGCTTTAGAGACTATAAAAGCTGCTTCCCTAATATTTCTGGTCTTTATAGGAATAACATTATTAAGTATAGGTTTTCCATAATCGAACTGTATAAAAGGGGCCGCTCTTGTATCTACTACTTCCTGCATTCTTTCTACTGGCCATTGTTTATTATCCGCAGAAACGGTCTGTTTAGTATGTGGCTCTATAACAACAAAATTATCTGGAAAAGCCAAGCCTAAATCATCCTCTGGAGTAAAGAAAAATTCGCCTTTTTCAGCCTTAAAATCCTCATTCCATAGCATGTTGGAAGACGTATTAGACTTTATATATCCCCTAGAGCCAACACAAAAATTGTTCCATACTACATCAGGTAAATCCGCATGACTAGCAATTTTAGGGTTATTTTTAAATATAAGATCTGACCATTGAGACTTTACTAGACTATTATTTCTACCAAAAGCAACTTTTTTACCCGTTTCTTTATGAAGTCTTTTGGCTATTCCAGTAGCCATAATTTCATCACCAAATCCCATTTTATCTCCTAAAGAACATCCCATTATTTTTAATAAAAGGCTTTCTCATAGTACTTAATTGTTTTATGTATTTGGTATCTTCCTCATCGTATGTATAACCTCTAGACTCAAAGATATCTATCCAATATTCCTTTTCTCTACAGTTTACATGATGATGCCCAGGAGTACCTGGAGGGGCTGCTGTACACATAATATACTTAGCTTTACAAAATATGGGTAAAAAGTTTTCCATGTATTCTTCCTCTACATGTTCTAAAAACTCCACAGACCAGGCTAAATCATACTCTCCATCCCACGCAAAAGGCTTCCTAAAATCATGGGCTATCACAGGTATTCCCTCCCACCTGTCTGCTAAAGAGGTGTCTCCGTCTATACCTACTGCACGTATACCCATAGACTGAGCTTCTCGTACCATATCTCCTGGCCCACAACCAATATCTACCATGAAATTCACACCATATAAGGAGTTTATAGCCTTCAAACTTCCTAGGTCTACGTGAGTCTTATTTAAGTGACCCCCTAAGTGACTAGTTTTTGATTCCAATTCCACAGAAAACTCCTTCCGTATCATATATAGTGTTTAAAGTAATAGGTAGTACTGTATACCCGTATTTAATAAAAAACTGCCTCCACATATACCTAGTCCATCTTGTTATATGGGTGGGGTCTTTCTCAGATACCCTCAAAATAAAACTACCCCCTTCTCTATAACATACAGGAATTCTAAATACGAAAGTTTCAGGCTTCAAAGTTTCAAATAATTTTTCTAATTCTGAAGATTCTATGTGCTCAAGTACATCTAGGTAATAAACTAAATCATACTCATTTGATGGAGGCTGTGAGAGTATAGAGTCTCCAAGTAGTTTCCTAGCCTGTTTACTAGCCCACTTAGATATATCATATCCGTAAGCATCTATTCCTTCATCCATCAAAGCATCAACTAAAAACCCCACTGCACAACCATAATCTAGAACTACATCGGTACTTCTACCAATACTGGTCAAAAGATTCAAAGTTTCATTAGCGAGTAGTTTATACCTATCCGCTCTATCCAAGTAGCTACCATAGTTATTTGTAGTATAATATTCTTTACCATACTTCATGGAAAGTTCTTATCCCCCATAGGTTGAGCCACTGTATGAAGTAACTTGTTATTAAATTTGTAGAAACAATACTTACAAGATTTATCCCACCCTGTGCCTTTATTTCCTCTAATCTCATATGGGTATCCTTTCTCTTGATAGGACTTATTCATTTTGTCCCATATACTAGGAATATCTTTCACGCTTCCTAACGAATACTCCAGATTATAAGTTCTGTGCTCTAGGACGTAGCTAGTACAGGTATAGACTTGATAATCGCCACCTTCTGGATGAGGGGCTATATATGGACGAATAGCACCAACATAACAGCCTTCTGTATAGGGGCCATCATCTTCTCCTATGTCTTTAATAAAAAACTTATTGTACTTATCTATTTTCTGTACGATTTCAGTATATTGGTCTTTAATTACTTGGTTATTCCCTTTAATTAGACAATTACCTGCTATTCTTACAAATTTAGTATCAGGATTTAGCTCTATAAGGCGAACCATTTTTTCTATAGATTCAGGAGAAGTGCCCCTGTAAATTTTATTAGTTCTAGATAGCTCATCTGGAGCATCTCCAGTTCCTGAGTAGACAATGTAGCTAAAACCTAATTTATTAGGCGGAAAACTGCCGAAATCATAATCTTCTGGATTTTTACCTTCATCTAGTTTAATTAGACTAATACGTATCCAATTAATATAATCGTATATTTCTGGATTTAAGTGTCTTTCCAGTTTTTCTGTATTAGTAATTATTCCAATATCAAACCCCAGAGAACCAGCTAGCTTTATAATATCATTGATATCTTTTTTTGCCGTCTTATCACGATAAAGAAGAGGATTTCCGCCTCCTGTTATTTCTACGCTCTTAGCGCCCATTTGTCGAAAGCTTTTTAAAGCCTCCTCTATTTGTACAAATGGCATATAACTTTTAAGGGGGCGAGCAGCTACAGAACAGAAAGGACAGTCACTATCACACATCTCGCAGGGAGCAAGCTGCACAGTGATTGGGGCGAAGGCCCCGTGATTCTGTATTTTATATAAGACATCTGTATGCTGTAGAAGCTTATCTCCCCAGGTACTATACTCTTGAGTTTTATCCATAAAAATGCTTTAGTTTGTCCTCTATCTCTCTTTTTAATTCTGGGTGTAAGAACTGAGCGGTATCTGGTAACCCCTTTTTATAATTTACCCCATGGGCTCCAAAATGTTCTAATAAGCTATATTTAGGAAAAGCAAATTTTCCACCTATACTTCTGTATCCTTTGTATATTATACCATCCCATTTAGGTATATCTTTCTTTGTAGCATTTAAGAAAAAATCATAAAATGGAATGTCTTTAGAGATAAATAAAGATACTCCGGAATTCAAAGAGTAAAAAGGTTCTTCTAGTTTATTTTCTAAATTATACTTACTAATATATAGTCCTACAGGCTCATTGTATTTTATTAGAGACATAGCCTCTTGTAAAAAGTCTTTATGGTGGTAGCAATCATTATCAGTAAAATACGCGTATTTAAATTCAGATGCTTTAAAATGATCTAACTGTTGTCTAATTATGTTTAAAAGCCTAATTTGAGGAGTTCGTTCACTATTGCCTGATAAATATACCTCGTCAGCAAATCCTTTTAGCCACTCTACAGAATATTCTTTGGAGTGGTCATCAACTACTACTATGTAAGCTCCTGTCTCTTTCAACCTAGTCAAGCATAATTCTGTTACAGCTTTTCTATCTTTAGTAGAGACGTAAATTACAATAGAGGTTTTAAATGCTCCCACGGCAGCCCCCATGATATTTCTTCAACATTCCACTGACAGTAGCTTAGATCATGCAACCAGTTAGATCTATCTGGTTTATGTACACTATTTATGTTAGATATAAACTTGGAGCTTATATCATAAGCAAAGTTAGCAGGGCTCCAAGCCACTGTAGGGCAACCTGCTAGTACACTATCTACTCCCAGGCCGGAACTATAAGATACAGAACAATAGGCATCTCTAAGAGTAGGAATTAAGTTTTCTTTTGTTCCTTGTTGCACAGAGATATCCCCTACATTCCCTATAATTTTTGGAAGGTCAAACTGCCTTTGAAGCTGAGGAGTTCTTACTATTATAGGATTTTTACTTATATTTCTTATAGAAATAACTCTATTATACGCCCACTTATTAATATCTAAGCCACTAAGAGAGGCGTCTCCAGGTAGTTGAAGAGCTAGTATTATAGGACCATCCTTATTATCAGTCCAAGGAAGAACTTCTACTCCTAGCTCTTTTTGAATCTTTCTCCATCTATCCCCCGGCCTATTCTTATTATTAAAATTACCTGTATTATTTAAGAATCCATTTAACCCTATCCTGTACCAAGTGTCGGTCATTATCTCGTCTACTTTCTTTCGTCCAAGTATAGGAGTTTCTAGTACTATAAAGTTCTTTGCTTTACTGACCACATCTCTTTTGACCTTATGCCAGGAGCTATTTCTATCTTTCCAGGAGCCAAAAATAATTGCACAGTCACATTCTTCGTAATGGTCTGCTTCGGATAAAGTGACTACGTCCCCACTTCTAGCAACCCCTTCGGCAAAGGATATCAATGTCTGCTTAAATCTATCATGGTTAGCACTTTTTAAAAATACTTTTACTTTCACTTATATAATCTTACGTGTAAATTCTTAGGTAAATCTTTAACTTGTTCTACTGAGGCAAAACCTGTTTCTGATGCCATAGTTTGTAATAACGATATAGAATAGCCACTTTTGTGAATATCCCATATTCGGCCTTTATCGGTTTCTCTTTGTTTCCCCCAAAAACCTAATATAGCCAAATCTTCTTCTCCTCTTTTCCACTGGTCAATATGATAGGATATATTTGGCACTATTATGGCACAATATCCGTCAGTGGAGAGAATTGAATACCAAGCCTCTAACGTCTTTCTAGCATCATAAAAAGTCAAGTGCTCTAAAAAATGTCTAGAATATATGTAAAATATTGAGTTATTTTCTACGTATTTTGGAAGGTCCCAGGCGTTACAAACATAATCTACACTAGGAATATCTCTTATGTCGCACTGAAGAAATTCTGGGTGTTTTGGAGTCTCTCCACCTCCAACCTCTATGCAGTTGCTTCGTTTAAATAACTCTGCCATAACTCTACTAAGTCCTGTCTGGGATGTGGTTTATGTATTAGGCCCTTAGCAGCCCCCCAAGCGGGCTTCCAAGGCTGTGTAGGCATAGATGTAAAATGTAAATGCCAAATATCCTCTATAGGTCGATTCTCCCCATCTAGACAATTCCATCTAGGATCAAAATGGTATGACTGCCTAAGAATGCTCCAATATATGCTTGTGCCATACTTTGCATTAGATTTAATTTGGTCGATCGGGGCTAAGATTTCTTGCATTTTTTCATTGTCGAATACCATAACACACAGGCGGTTTTCGCGTGAGGCGAAGGGCTTTCCTTGCATATTCACATTATATAATTCGGATATATCCCTTAGGTTAAGCTGATCAACATCCATGTATATAGCCCTTCCTTGGTACTCACAATAAGCCGGTATAGCCCACCTTAGATTAGTGAAAGGAGTAGCCCACCCAGATGAATTGAAATCTCCCATAAAAGAGGGGTCTCCATTTCTCATAAAGTGTATTTCTAGGGGTTCTGAGGAATGCTTTAGTAAAGAATATTCTAAAGCTTTTTCGGCGGGTAGGTCATCTGTTCCTGGAGATGTACCTATAAAAATTTTAATCATAAAGCTTTTAAAGCCTCTTCAAGTGGTATGTATTTAAAGAAAGTAAGAGCACTATTAGGAGTGCAATTTATTATTGTTTCTTTTATGTTATTAGGTATAGTAGCAAAAGCTTTCAGAAACTTATCATACGGACTAGTATTAGCTAGTCCTGCAGGATGGTCCCCAAAGTAGTGAGATTTTCCATCTACAGGCTGCATATTATATCCGACTAATAGAAACCTACGAATTCCATAATGATAAGCTAAGTTTAATTGCTGGTACCCAGAGTTGGAACCATAATGTATATGATCCGGTTTATCTAAGCAAAGTCCTTTGTTATGAGAGCCTTTTATATAGTTTATGCCCAAGGCTTGAGCTGTTCTGACTTCCTGAGTCCATACATGACAATCCGGCGGAAGAGTACTTAATACATTAGGATGCTTATCCCACCAAGCTCCATCACAAGCGTAATGAACATCTAAATAGTCTACTACACTATAAGTATCATTACAGCCAAATACTTTGACTTTATTCTTATACTTACGTACAGTATCTATCACCTCAGGAGTGAGTGAGGGCCCTGTGGCCATAAGAACCGCAGTTTCCCCAGAAAACATGCAAGGTACCTTCTGACTAGTCGGCCTCTGAGACACCTTCAAGGTCCTTATTAGCTATAAAGTACTGCATTATTCCAACTAGGATAGTCTGTGTTGCAAGTGCTGGCTCTGCTGGCACCACAATACCAGTAGCAGCTGTAAAAATCCATACTACTAGAAACGCTACGGCTCCTATAAAAGCCCCAACGGTAACTTTTCTCTCAATCGGTTTGTTCATCATTCTGACTCTCTGCGTCTTTCTGGTAGTCTATAGCTTCTCTATAAAATACTAGCAGATTTTGTAGCTCTAGAATGTACCTACGCAGTTTTTGTACATTCTCTGCCAGTTCCTGGTACCCAGTGGCACTGACAGCAAAGAAAGCATCTTCTGAAGTTTTAAGAAAGACACTTTCGCAGTTTAATTCCGTGATTACATAAAATTTAGGGGGTGAAAGGTCTACAGAGGTTGGAAGAGGTGGATGAACAGGAACAGGAGAAATATATTTACTCTCTGTTATAACAATGGGGTCAGAAGCACATCCTGCTAATAGTAGACCTAGAAATAATACTCTCATTGATTATTTCCTTTGAAATCCTGGGTTTCCTTTTCTATCTCTTCAAAGACTTTAATAGTAGCAGTATTAACCTTACGTTCTATTAGTCCTGGCTTTTTAGCCGCTAGGCTTTTTAGTCGTTCTCCTTCGAATACCTTTAGTTTCTCTTTAACATCTACAGAAATGGCTTCCTGCTTTTCAAAAAGTTTCTTAGTTTCTTCGGAGGTTCTAGTAACAGAGTTTTCTATTTTAAGAACAGAGTCCTCAAGGGAGGAAATCTGTACCTGCTTAGCCAGTACCTCTTTCTCTAATCTAGTAAGAGAATCTGTAAGACTCGTTATTCTTGAAGCCTGCATATGATATATTCCATAGAGGACTCCGCTAAGAATAAGAATAACTATTCCAGCAAGTACGTTTTTATTTAATAGGAAAGCAGGCATTTTTTGACTCTCTTTTTTATCATCCAAGTATTATATATGGGAAGATACTTCAAGTCAAGGAATTTTTTTGCTTAGTAGAAGTCCTGGGGGAGTAGGATGGGTTTTTCTATGGCTTCTTGCAGTTGAGACATATGGCGAAGTACCTCAAAAGACATCTTTTCTCTTAATTCGTCATGTGTGGTATCTTCTAGATCTAGCCCATCTAACATGATTGGCGCTGTGTGCGCCCAGCTATGTGGAATATCATTCTCGTAATAAACCTCTACGAAAATTAGATCAAATGCGTCTGGGTCTAGCGCATCTTCAAGTGGCAGCCTCATCAGCCGGAAGTTCCAGTATTCTTTCCTCTGAGTTGATACATACCCTATTTCGTCTCCAGACATTAAATTCCTCTTTACATATTCCACAAGATGAACCGACCACAGAACATAGTCCTGGGTCGGCTTCTAGGTCGGTTTCACTTATATTGTTACAAATACATATAATCATAGCGGTTTTGAGGGTGGGGAATCCCATCAGGATTACCGCAAACCTGGCCGAACAAGGAATGTCGCTTCAGTCGGCAATTAGCGTCCGATCTATGTTTACCCTGCCTCACGGAAGTGGCAGATATTTGGCGAAGGGACAGGGACTCGAACCCCGATCTACGGTTTTGGAGACCATCGTTCTACCAATTGAACTATCCCAACAATTTTTAAAGCTATACCCACTTAGAAAACTTTTTATTTATTAAATTTTCAGCTTTTGCCCTTACTTTTTTATTAATTGGAGGGTAGTCTTCTATATACTTTTTAAAAATTTCTAAAACTTCGACTTCTGTTTGTAGATTTACTAAGTATCCATGAGGACTTAAAGCCTTTAATCCTAATAAAATTATTAGTTTTTGTTCTTCAAAAAGGGCTTCTTTTTCTGTTAAATTATCAAGTATTTTATATACTTGAGCCTCTTGACCTTGTTCACGTATAGAAGTTCTTAATTTTCTGTGCGAGTCGTTTCTGTTAAGATTATAACATCTATCTCCCTTTCCCTTACCCACATAAAAAGGTTTATGCTGTAAGAAATAATTAGTAGCTAAATAAGTGTCTCTAATATCATGCAGTACTTTTAATGGTTGTAAGGGATTACAATGTACATATACATAGTATTCTCCTCTATCTGTTAAAGATACCCCAGGACAGGGAATACTACGAAAATAATTTAACAAGTCTAAAATATCTGGAGCATTTAATCTTTCACTGTTCCCATACTTAATAGGAGCGAATTTGTATTTCTGTCTAATTAACTCTTTTCTTCGTTTTTGTAATCTGCTTATAGTTTTAGATAAATCAGATATATCATTCCAATTTACGGGTATCTCTTTTATCATATTAATAATTGGGGAATTTTATAAGAAGGCTCCCCAATAGACCCCCATCTTAGCTTATGCAGCTAGAGCGTAAATTTCATCATTTGCATTTACATTTAGTCATTTTTACGTCTTCGTTGACGAACTCTAAGAATTCCTATTATCATCCTGTCGAAACCTTACTCGCCCCTCAGAAGTAGACTAGTATACACCATAGTGTATAAGCACGAAGAATGTATCCATTCAAACCTCTTTTAGCGACTAGCGCGGGCCGTTCACCTGTCTAATCTACTTTTGGTGGACGAGAGGATATTGAAATCCTGTCCAGTATGTTTTAATGTCCTCTATTATAGAGTTAATAGTGAGGCCCACTATCAGAGGTTGAAACGCCTCACCACGCTTTCCAACTTGAAAAGATAACTATAAGGAGAGTTTTCTTTTTAAAGCACATCTAATTTCTTACCAGAGGATCGCTACTCGCTCATGAAACTATCAATAACCGGCTACGATTAAAGGCTTCGCGCAAAGCATTGATGTGCTTTAAAAAGAGCCCAGTTGTTCACTAGGTCGGGGCCTGAATTTTCCGGTGTCCAACACTTTGATATGCGTGTCTATTCACCACCCGTTTATCACTCTTCTCAATTGGAACCTTATAGGAGACACCTGATGTTACTCAGCCAATTTATGTCTTTTTTAAAGAGCCTAGCTGTTGGCTAGGAAGCGCCCTGAATTTCCCTGGGTCCAGCCTATTGATATTTCAGCCTATTCCCAACGCTTTATCACTCTTTCTCTGCTGATGTTTTATCATATTAAACTACTCCCTGTTAAGGAGGCTGGAATCAAACCAGCATATCAGTAGTTATTAGCAAATACCGTTGTTAGTGCGGCAAAGAATTCCGGTCCTCAGGCTTTGCAGGCCCTACTTACCCCTCCAAGTTTGCTAAGGCTTTAATGTCCTGAAGGGGGAGCCATGTCCTTCAGTAATACGGTGGAGTAAGTGTCGCCGTAATCACTATTTTGCCTATGTTATTTAGCGAGTTCTCTAGACATGCTCGACAGCTTTCCTTTACGGTAGTTCTGTGCCTTTGGTTTAAAGTGCGGGTCAACACTTAAATTATGCTCACCTGACCGAAGATTGCGATTCTACCGGAATTACTGACACTAAGTGTATGATGAGCAAACTGGTAGCAAGAGGTGGATTCGAACCACCGACCTACGGAATATGAGTCCGCCGTTCTGCCGCTCTGCCGCTCTGCCGCTGAACTATCCTGCTATAATTAGTATTATCACTACTGCTACCATAATATCAACTATGGTAGGGGGTTCCCAAGATTCTTTAACATCCATTTTCCTCAAATGCCACATTTTAAACATAGAAACCTCCTAACTGGTACGGGAACTCAGATTCGAACTGAGACTAACTGGTTGGAAGCCAGTCGTGCTTAGCCATTAAACACTACTCCCGCACACTTTCTCTTTTTCCCAAATTTCAGAATATATTATAGGCCATTGAAGTTACAAAATCAAGAACTATTTTTTAATATCTTCTAGTTTGACAGTTTAGATAATAGTTCTTCCCCTGCCCAGAAAGTAGGTCTAAACATTCTGAGCACCTATCTCCATATAAGATATCATACACAGGAGACTTAACTCCAACATGCTCAGCTAGTGTATCAACAAACTCTGCCAACTCTAAAACCTTGATCTCCAAAAGTCCCATAATAATCTCAAATAAATTGGTAGGGGTGCAGGGAATCGAACCCCGATTTAAAGTTTAGAAGACTCTTGTCCTGTCCGTTAGACGACACCCCCTCATCCTCTTATTTAGGGTAAATTGCCCTTAGTTGCTTTACTCTGACCTCTATAGCATCAATCTCTGCATTAATTTCTTCCATAGTCATATTTTTAGGTGTGGAAGACATATGGGGGTCAATAAGCCACCTACGAATGTTCTCTTTTCTAGCTCTTGCTATTGTATCGGACAGTTTTTTACGCACTCTTAAAGTCCTGAATCTTTATTCGAACAGTGCTTCCTAGCTTATCTACCAAAGTAGCCCCGTCTCGCATTCCAGGAGTAATATTGAAGCTCTCTTTTAAAAGCTCCATTGCTTGCGTAGAATTTACCACCTGTGGCACTTTCTTAATCATCTGCCAACCTAACCCTGGGGCGATGCAGCCATGTAGCTCACGAGCCCAGTTAGCTACATGAATATTGATCTGAGTGCGAGGCTCTGTTCCTCGCAGACGAGGAACATTTTTTACTCTTCCAGTAGTATCCCACTCTAGGGCATAAGTGCCACAAGGAATACAAGACACAAAAGGCTCATTTCTGAGCCAGGGACGTTCAATAGTATATAGGGTGAGGCCATTAGGAAGTGATAGCTCTCCTACTGTTCCTTCTGGCAAGTGTATAAATCTAGTTAGTATTAGTTGCATTTTTCCTCTTCTTTTGGTCGCTTTCCCTGGTATCGCGCCAGGCTCTC